CTTTTTTCTTTTTATCGTCTTTTGTGCTTTCTGCCTTGAGTAATCAATAGCGCATTCCATTGAGTGAAACTTACCCGTTGGAAGCGCTATCATTGATTCCTTGTCAAATCTTTCTTTGCATCCTGTGCATTTTAGTTTGGGCATTTTAAGTTTTATTTTCTGCTGTGTAGTTAGATTTGTCCCGACTGCTTGTAATCAATGGTTTCTGGCCTTCGCTTAAAAGCCAAGCGTATTCTGTCTTGCATTCGTCACACATCTTTATATTGTTTGATCTAAATAATGCAAAAGGTGCATTACAGCAGGTTGATTTATTCGTCACTTGCTTTGCGTCTCAAGCTCTTTTAGAAGCTCTGCAAAGTGAATGATTTTATCCAAATCTTTAATTCCGCCCTTGCCTCTCCATCTTGTCGCATACTTGATAATACAGCCTTCAATGAAGGGGATGTTATTTGCGTGATTGTATTCTACAGGCTGGATTTTTAACTTCTTGTAGTGATCTCCATCAACTTGCTTGCTTAGTGGCGAAGCCTTTTCCTCATCATCTTTAAACATGTCACGTACTTGTTGAAGAGTCATTAGCTTGGCTTTGGGGTCAAAACTAGTAGGCGTATGAAAAAACTCTGTCTGATCCTCGTCATTAACCCCCACTAAGTTCCAGCCTTCTGGATCAAGGGGGCAGCAATCTCGGTGGTGACCATCTACACCATCATCCAGCACATACCCACGCCCCACGACAAGATCAATAAACTCGATTGCTTCTTCTCTGTTCTTGTGCTTGATGTAAAATCCGTCTGTTTTCATTATTTAATTCTCCTTTTGTTTCGATTATTATACCATCTTAGCATAAACAATACCACCTACTCCCACCATTGTTTATGAAATAATTGGCAGTATTTTTTTCTATCGCGATAAATGGACATGAGCCTTTCTACATTTTCTCGACGCTCTAGCTCAACGTCATTAATTGACTTTTTGCGCTTTAGTATTTCTAGTGCAAACTGCCAGTCATGCATCACGCTATCTAACCACCAATTCAAGACCTGCATCACTATAATGTTTCTGCATTTGATCTCGAAGCCTGTTGTGTTGTTTTGTTGTCATTAAGCTTGTAACTTGAAACATGTCCATGACGTTTATTTTTTGCGCTGGCGTCATTAAGTGATAATTTATCTTATCCAAAGTCCAAGCAATTCTTTCTACCGTTTCGCTCTCTTCATCTTCAAGCAAGATTGGAAGCGCCAATTCAGCTTTGACATAGTTGCGAACGTACTTTTCTGTGTGACCTTGCCATTCTGCAATTTCTGTTATCCATACCGCTTGCAGCGCATTTGCTGACAGGCTTCTTTTCTTTCTCTCGCCCTCCTCAACATCAATCGTGACTGATTTGCCAGACACGTGAATTGATTCCACATATCTAGCAAACTCTTGCCACACCTCCATGCTTGGCTTGATGATGAATGTTTTTTTCATTGCTTTTTGTTAAGCATTTTGTTGATTGCCCATTTGATACCAGTTCGAATCCCTCTGACATACGAGTCATTTGATACTATCATCGAAGAAATGCGGCCTTCAATATCTTCATCACTAATAGGGTTTACTTTTCTGTAGCCTTCATCGTATAGTTTTTCTGCTAGCATTTTATATGTTAATCCATCAGTAATTATCGCCTCTATACCAGAAATAGCTTCTTCACGCTCTTTGTCTTCTTGTGATTGGATTGGACGAAAAGAGCTAGCCATCCGATAGTTATTTGAGTATTCACCCCCTATATCCCAGAAAACTATCTCTTTCCCTTTGTGGGCTAATATTTCACACTTACGCCATACTAACTCCTCCAAATCTTTGTATTCGCACTCACATCCAACAGGAGGTATACCGTTAATCCATTTATTCATCTCGCTCTCCTAATAGTTGGATTTTAATTCACACTTAAGCTAAGGTTTATACCATCAACCGATATATCCGTAATCCCTCTTTTATGCTCGATAACAGTTGTTTTTTTGCCTGACTTGTATGTTCTCTCGTGCTTTCCTACCCAGTGAATTATCGGGTTTTTCCTTCCGGTTTTCGTTGTCGGAGCATCCCTAATAATCAAAGCGTCTTGATACGCCCGATAACTAATCGGAAACATAATCTCTGAGTCAAGAGATATCGAAGCTGTGATCGCTTGCTTTCTAAGACAATCCTCCACAACTGAGCATGATATTAATGCTGTCACGCCTTCAATAGTGCTCATAGGCTCTCTCTGCCCGTTGAACCTTGCCGGAACAGCGTTAAATCTTGAGTCTAGGCTTGCGGGGCTTATCCGGTATGAGTACCACCTTCCGGTTATGGTACTGCCAAGCCTCTCATGCACTAAATAGTGGTATCTCCCGCCAGCAGACGATGTGCATCTCTTGACTTTTTTTGACATCGGCTCAACCCTGTACCATTTCAGCGCCTCACCATTTGGGATAATAACTTCTATACCGTCCCCTATAATCTTGTCAGGCGTGTCGATTAAATAATCAGGACTTAACGTAAACAGTCTCTCGCTATCAACAAGATCGAAAGTGAATGACTTCTTAGGGCTTCTTGTTGGTGCGATCCTTTTTATCGCTGAGTCTGCATGATCAATTGACTTTGATTGCGATCCGTCTCGCCTCCCGCCCCTAATAGCGATATCAGCTTCATTCATGTATCTCGCAGCGTCACCAGCATACGCAGCCATCAATATCATTGTTTCTATACTATTCAGCCCAGATGTAACTTCTTTTTCTTGTGCCATCATTCTCTCTCCCAATTAATCTTGACGCGGCAACCAGCGAATTGCTACAGAAAAAGAAATAGATCCTTTTTCGCCGTAAAATTCACCTAGAAATAAACCGTCATCTTGGTTGATCTCTCTAGCCGTCATGACCGTGCTGCCGAATACTGCTCTGTAATATTCATTACGCTTTGTTTTAAATACTGCAATCGGGCTATCTTGAGTTGCGTATTTAATTCGCTCTTTTACCGTTCCTGATGTTGTTATGCTCACTATTCATTCTCCCCTTAAAAACCAAGTCATTGCATTTCGACCGCTTACACTGCATTTTCTTTTCTGACCTTGATCCAAGTCAGAGCCATCAGCATCAGCCAATCTTCTTGCCAGGACATATCTGCATGTTTTGTTTTTTAGTGCCAGCTCTGCACTTGTCAATCCTTCGTCTTTTCTAACCATCTCGATAACGCGATCAATTTGCGTCTGTCGTAGATTTGATTCAGTTACAAGTTCCGCCGCTTCGTGGCTTGTTTCTGGGTCTGTGTTTCTTGCTGCTTGCGTTTCGATTCTCATTTCATTCCCCTTTTGTTTGACTGTGGTTATCATATCAATTGCTAATAACTATGGCAAGAATTATCTTAAGACCCTATCCCTTGATAATTCCAGTCCTCTTTCCGTCTCTTCATTAACTCAAGATATTTAATATACCCTGAGCTTTTTTGCTGAGAAAACCCAAGACCCTTGCACCAGTAGTCATTCCTAAGCAGCGACTTGCATACCCTTCTCCAGCTTGGCGCTCTTCTTGCCGCCTCAAGCCTGTAGTCCGCCTCGTCAGGTATCCCGTCCTCATACCCTTTCTTTTTCCACCACTCTTGAAATAAGATTATCTTGTTCTCGTAATGCTCTTGTGTTGCTTCCGGCATAGAGTCAACGAGAAGCTCTGCAAATGACCTCCATGTGTGTCCTTTTGGTTTTGTTATTTTTCTGTACCCGTTAATGTTTCCCCACTCACTAACATATAGCGCACCGCCATTAGCGCCGTTAACCCTTGCAACAACTCTTGACCATGTTTCTGGCTCTATGAGATGAAAAAGCCACAAACCTCTACGCTGATCGTCTCCGTAAGGCTGGCAGATACGCATAAGACCAAGAGGTACGCCAGCTTTATGCATTAGCTCGTAAAGCTCATTGTATGGCTTATCAGTATTTTTATTGTGATAAACCCATAAGTCTTTTGTCTTCCAGTCATAGATTGGATAAACATTAAATACATTATCTGTGACTTTTGTTGTCCACTGGTGACCGTCTTTTTTTACCTTTCTATCGGTTGCTATTGTTCTAAAGCGGTTCAGGCTCTCATCGGTTCTAATTCCAACCAAGCAGGCACAACTTTTCCCTTCTGAGTACCATTCTCCAAACTCTGGGACAAACTCCTCGAACTCCATACCGTCGGTAAAAAACGGGTATTCTCCTGGATCTGTTTTCGCGAAAGCCGGAGGGTTACGTATCCACGCCTCTCTAGCTTCATCATCCCAGCACTTCCAAAACGGCTGGTATACGCTAACAGCATTTCTAAGATGTATAGGCAAGCAAACCCAATGTAGGTCGATCAGATCTTTATACATCTCAATGCACTGCTCAGCATGCTCAATTGTTACCCTGTACTGCCCTTCCAGATCAACCAGTAGAACACCAAATTTCTTGCCCTTTCTCTTTGCAATATCAGCAACAAGGTGAAGCATAACTGTTGAATCCTTGCCAGCACTAAAACTAACATAAACCTTTTCGAAATTATCAAAACTATATTCAATCCTGCTAACAGCAGCATCAAAAACATTGACACCTAAACCTATTTTTGGCATTGCTTATTCTCCCATTCTTTTATCACTCGCATCGCGCACTCATTCGCGAGAAGTTTTTCATCATTATCAAGCATTCTCCATCCGAGCCTAGCTGTATACTCAACAGATCCAAGTTCAACAAAGCATGCTGACTGACCCAGCCACGAACATCTATTCAAACTTCTGTTGCTCAGATTGTGAAGGCAGCTATTAGGCCATTCAGCAATCACTCTTTTACATGCGTTATAAAAACAATCAATCTCCCTGAATAGTGTCGCGCTACTATCAGCTAAGCTATCCCACTTATTGCTACTAACCGAGTCCCACATCGGAGCCTCCTCGAGTAAATCGCAGTGAAGGTACACCCGCTTAATCTTCAATCTCTTCCACCTCATCAACATTGATGAACTCAGCTCGCCATGCTTCACTAAACTCCTCGTCACGAAACATCTCAGCAAGCCCTTGTATCTGAGTTAATCGAAGAACCTCATCTGGATCCATTCCAAGCTCTTTCCCTATCTTCTTGTCTGACCAATTTCTACGCTTAAGCTCAATAACAATCTCGGACATAGAGTCAACCTTGTGCTTACCTCTTGCCCTGTTATGTCTAATAGTTGAAGCTATACGATCACCCTTGTCTTCTTGACTTTCCTTGATCTTAACTACAGGAAGATAGCCTTGCAGCCGCTCCCTTACAATATCAGACTCCTTGCCTACCCTGTGGCGGTGGAAGCCATCAACAACCTCTACAACACCATCACGAGGCCATGACACTATTGGCTGAGTGTACCCGTCAGCAGTAATAGACCTCTCAAGCAGCTTCATTTCCGGCGGGGCAACACTGTTTGGGTTGTAGTCGTTAGCCTCAACAGTGTCGCTCTTAACCCAGTAAACCATGTCGACAGGTTCATTACCGAAAGGTGAAACACTGTGAATAAACTCCCTCACCGAGTTTATGTACTCTACTTTTTCGTCAAGATCCAGCCCTTCTATATCTTTACTTATTACATCAAAAATATTCATCTCTTCTCCTTTAAAAAACAACTGTATTAAATCACAATATAATAGAAACAACAAGAATTATTTTAATTATTTTCAGATTGTTTAATCAAAATCATATTTTGCGCCGCTTCGATTCGGCAGCGCTTCATCAGAAAAGGCTTTTGATCTGTATGACTCCCAGTCAAATATCACCAATCTGCCGCCACCTTCTTTCAGCCTATCGATCACGCGAGCGCCAACATAACCGCTAATCTCTTCTGCTGTTAAGTTTGACATTAGAATTGTAGGTTTATAGTAACAATATCTCTCGTTCAAGACCTCGAACAAAAGATGCTCCTCACTTTCACTGCCTTTTTGCACTCCAATCTCATCCAATATCAACAGATCAATTTTTCGCAAGTCGTTAATGACTTCCTGTTCTGTTTTGCTTGAGTTTTGGTTATATGTCTCACGAATGCGTCTAAACATCGTTGAGACCGTCATAAACGCCACAGCCTTACCTTTGCCTATGAACGCGTTTCCAATGGCGCTAGCTAGGTGTGTCTTTCCTGTACCGACACCCCCGGTCATGATCATGCTTGTACCGTATTCGCAAACCTTGTCTATTTTCTCAACATAGTTTTTTACGCTAGCTAATGCTTTTTGTTTCTTGTCAGTGTCGGCTACAAAATTATCAACTGTTCGCGTAGTGTATCGCGGCGGTATCCCTGAATTACGAAAAAC